CTGGTCCGAAACCGGGCCACTCAACTTTCTTCCCCCAGAACTGCTTCTGGGCATTATGCCACTGGAAAACCAGTCGCTTACGCTGGCTCTTCCTACCAGATTTAGTGCGGCTGTGGGCCGTGGACTTCCTACCAGATTTTGGTACGATCGTCATCCCAGGTCCTTGATGCCGACTATCTGGTACTCCGATTGGCCAGTTCGTCATCAGAGGCCACGGCATCACAGGAGAGGTGAGCATGACCTTGAGTTGAACCCCCTTGCCTTTCATTGTGGCTGGAGTTTCAACTGAAGGAGCCATGACGATGAGTCGGTTTACTGTACCCTTGCGATGATCACCATGTCTGTAAGCTGAGAAAGCGCCGAACTCTTCAGCCTCGATCCGGCCACGAATGCGTGACTGGAGCTCTTTACCGATCTTGCCTACTGACGTGACCACGTTGGTTTGAACCTTATTTGAGAAGTATTGTCTCCCGCCCTTCTCGAGAGCTTTGGGGGGACGGATGTGGCCTGTAACAAGAAGCCTAGAGCCTTGGACGCTAGGCATGATCGAAGTACCCAGTCTCGCTCACAACCCAGGTAAGATCAAGAACCCCGCCAGCGACCCAGATGTTACCCTTACTCTCTGTGATAAGTTCCATGGGGCCTTGCAGTTCAACCGCGTTGCACTCGAAGCCAATGATCTTGAACCCGGCATCGCTAGTGTACTGGTGAAAGAACTGGTGAGCCTTGCAGAACTGTTCAAGGGCTGCTGCGTGACGACGAGCAATCTCTTGGCAACTATTAGGATCGCCACCATTCACAAGGAAGGAGATCTGGCCGGAGTAGTCATAGGTATTCAGATTGTACTCACCCATTTCTGACTCAACCTTGCTGTTGCAGTCAAGGGAGTACTGAGGCAAGGTATCAGTCGCGATCGCCATAATCCCCCCAATCATGGATGAGAGGTCAACCACTTTGGGCATCACTAAGCGGATGGTATCGCCATACTTCGACTGCTCATTCGCTAGCAACTCAGCCATGTGAGACAGGAGATGTTCTTTGGTGTGGCTACTGATCTGAGAGAAGTACATCAGCCTTCTCGATAGTATTCTTCTTCGATGGCCCGGTGATCCATGTGGACCGTCCAGAGAACTTCAGTCAAGCCATCAGCCGGGAATGAGGATCCCCCACCCTCGTCCCCGTACTGCTTGTACAGAACGTTGGCTGTCTCACGCAACTCCTGGGCAGTGAGTGAAGTGTCCCGCGTGACAGTTCCCATTGTGCTCCCGCCGCCCATCGTCTCGCGCATCGCGATCTTCGCAGCGTCAGCAGCAAGTGAGAGGAGAAGCTTGACAGCCGCGAGGGTCACGCTGCTGCCTGAGTCGTCGATGAAGTACTGAACCTCCTCGTCGGAGAAGACAGCCCAGTAGTACTGGAAGATGATGTCAATGCCCTGACCGGGAGCGACGAAGAGGGTGACAACCCCATCTGTGCGGAGGACTGAGTAGTTGGTGTTCTCTGAGAGAGAAACCCCATTCACCCAGATGATTAGACCACTAATGATCGGGGCATGACCCAGCTTGTAGATAGTGGTCGCGCCATCTCCTGTAGCCGTCTCCCGCTCGATCTGGCTCTTATCTCCGGTCTTTAGGCGGACTGCATCTATATCGTTCATCCGCCCCTCCGAGGCTTAGTAGAACCAAATGCGCTTTGGTTGTTCTTGTCGGATGACTGGCTGGTACGCCCGAAGTCATCCTGATTGGTTTGATGGGTAGTCTTGTCCGGCTGGGCGAAACCAGAACGGTCTTGAACCCAGTTCCACACAGAGGATGTGGCCCTGAAAGCTTCAGTTGCCAGTACGCCAACCGGTTGGATTACGCCTGACAGAATCTTGGCGGTTGTCCTGCGGACTGTGCCCACAGGGAGCATAGATCCTATCAGAGTGATGCGCCGGGGCTGCTGTGGGGCCACAGAACCTACCGACGTGACCGTCCCTGTGATGGTCTTAGATGTCCTCTGGCGTACATCACCAGTGGGGACCAGTGTCCCTGCCAGTCTGGTAATTGGTCGTTTGATAACGGACCCGACTGACGAGATGGCCCCGGTCAAGATAAGGAGCTTAGTTCTGGTAGCTAGTAGAATTCCGGTCGGTGTAATGGATCCGGTCTTGACTGAGGCGATCTTCTTAACGATCAGACCAGTTGACGGGACCGTGCCAGTCTTGGTTGCTAGTGACTTCCTAAGCAGGGCACCAGTGCTGTTGATGGATCCTGCCAGTGGTAGAAGAGCAACCTTAAGAGCTGCGGCCGTTCCAGTCGGGGTGATGTTGCCAGTCAAGATCCTGGCTAGGGCGCGCCTAACTGCAACAGTTCCTGACGGGGTGACAGAACCAGTCAAGATCCTGGACAGAGAGGATCTGATTGTGAGGACACCGGACTGGGTGACAGCTCCTGTGAAGAACCGAGCCGTCCGCTTGATCACGGTCCCGGATGTGGCGATGGTTCCAGACAGGGATAGCAAAGCAACCTTGAGCGGGATCATCACCCCAGTTGGAGTGATAGATCCAGTCAAGATCCTAGAGAGGGAGCGCCGGATCGAGAGGGTTCCCGCTGGCGTGATAGAACCTGTCAAGATCCTAACCAGAGAACGCCTGATCGAGAGAGTTCCTGAACTGGTCACTCCACCGGTCAAGATCTTCTGATTGAACTTGACCAAAGCTCCAGAGCTAGGGGCTGTGCCAGTCAAGATCTTCTTATCGGCTTTGATCAGTGTACTAGAACTAGCGACGGAACCCAGGAGAGTCTTGAGATCTTTCTTGGCGAGGAACCCAGAGTTGGAGATGGATCCCAGCTTGAAGAGGTTGGACTGGCGAAGAAGAACCCCTCCCGGTGACACAGAACCGGTGAGGGATTTTGTGTAACCAACCCCAGCTCCGGATGATATGCCCGCCGTGTAGTGGGCAGAAACTCGAGTGCTTGACAGGACACTACCGTAGACGGCCACCTCGTCGATGACGCCGTTGAGCTGCTGGATCGAGGCGTTCGCTGCGATCAGCAGCGGCGCGGTCTGGAAGCTGACGGTCAGCGTTCCGGTGTAGATCAGGGTGCCGTCGAGGTAGACCTTCGTGCCGTTGGTGACGCCGCTCTGGAACGTCTGCACCGCATGGTGACGTGCCCCATCTGCTGGGAAGACGCCGGTGCCGCGCCACGCAGTGGCGGTCCAGTCGTAGTAGCCCAGCTCGCCGTCGTTGAGCAGCAGGCTGTAGGCGCCCTCCTTCGTGGCGATCGACCGGAACGCCGTGCCGGGGCTGGAGGTCTTGAACCAGGCCTCGACCGAGCCGGTCCCGACCTGTATCACCGATGCGTTGCCGACATCCACCCACTGCGACGTGCCGTTGAAGGTAACCGCTGTGTTTGAATCCCCAGCAAGTAGACCAATTGATCCCAGGGTTGGGCTGCCGATGTAGGTGCCCGTGTTGCCGTTGCCACTGCTATCGTTCGCTGTGGTACCAGAAGGCTCTCCCAACCTCCAGTAAGCCGCTGGAGTATCCGTGAAAACAGCAGCCGCATAACTGGTCGGAGGATTGATGGCTGGAGTGGTAGTTAAGAACCCAGCCGGCGTGTTAGCTCCGGTCTTGGTTACTAGATCCTTCTTGGACAGGAACCCGGTCGGGATGCCAGCAGATCCAGTTTTGACTACCAGATCTCTCTTGACCAGAAGTCCAGTAGGAGTGGAAGCTCCGGTCTTAACCGCGCTACTATTCTTGATTAAAGCTCCAACTGGGGACACAGAGCCAGTAGCTGATTTGAGGTAGGTAGTGCGAGCAACTGCAGATCCAGTGGGAGTAGCTCCACCAGTCTTGGTGACAGCATCCTTCTTGATAAGAAGTCCAGATGGGGTGTTGGCCCCGGTCTTAGTGACAGCTTCAGCCTTGATCGCCACTCCGGAAGAAGTAACAGCCCCGGTCTTAGTTGCTAGATCCTTCTTGATCAAAGCCCCGACTGGGGTCATCGCCCCCGTGAGCGTCAGGGTGTAAGTAGTTGTGTTCGTCTCGCCGTTGGGACCGACGGTCTTGTACGGATGTCCAGATGGCAGCGAGGCAACGGTTCCATATCGCCACGCGAGCCAGCCCTCAATCGACTGGCGATCTGCGGTTGCTAGTGCAGTCTGATAGACGATGATCGCGTGGAGGTCGCCCTGTGGGGCATCTCCTGGATCGTTCGTCTTACCGACGTAGTGGCCCCACTGGTCGATGGCGGCGGCACTGGAGCTCGTAGCACCGGTCGCTCCATCGCGCCTACCTGTGACGCTAGTTCCCGACCAAGTTAAGTCTATCAGGGTCAGCGCGCCGTTGACAAACGAACCAGATGAGTCTCGAACTGCAAGAGAACCGCCGGCCCAGTACTCGAGCAAATCACTGGCGATGAACAGTCCGGTGCTGGAGTCAAGAGCCCAGAGCGCGTGCCACGCCTTAGCAGCAACATTCAGGCGGAAGACCGCGAACACGGTCATGCCGGTTAGATCTGGACGTAACACAGGAGAGGCTGCTGAGTTAGTCAGCGTGTCGTCGCTACCATCGAAGCGGACGCCACCGCGAGCACCTGCGACTGCAGTTTTGTAGATCGGCTGGGCCGTGCTGACCGATGTGAAGGTATACCCGTTACCTGACAGATCAGGCCAGGATGCAACTACGGATCCGTCAGTCTGGGCCAGCGAGTCAGCATCTAGCCAGAGTAGAAGTCCAGCCTCGGCCAGTGGGTTGTAGGTGAAAATGTTCTGGCTGAACTGGATCCAGGTATCGCCCGAGGCGCCCGCGGATGTCCCGGCGTAGAACAGGGTGCACGTGAGGCCAGTTCCCATGACCCCACTGGCCTGTGTGATACAATCATCAGCGTAGATTCTGATCCGAAGACGTTGTCCCGCAGTGATAGATGTATCTGGGCCAGAAACATAGAGCACCTGGGCTGACTCTGTGGTTCCAGGCTCGGTCGAGGCTGTGGCGGCGCCCCAAACTACTGGACTTGTACCGTCGCCAGCAACGACTGCAACCTCAACCCGGACAGAGACGTTCGCAGCAGCCGAGCTCTCTAGCATCCGGATGTTGCACTTGGCGATACCGCCCAGGGTTTGTGCGGGTAGCACGTCGCTGAACCAGTCAACAACAGTGCCACCCGCTGTGTCCGTCATCTGCAGCGGAGCTGTCGGGCCTGCTGCAGTGTTTCGAACGTCGGTCTGAACCCCGGCCCCTCGAGAGGTTGAAGCCACTCGATCTACCGATGCAGTAGCAACGGCGGATGCCGTGTCCGTTAGATAAAGGGTTGTTCCAGCAGGCGTGGCATACGCACTAGCGAAGATAAGGTTCTCGGTGAGTGTGAAGTACGAGTCACCGGACGCAGCAGCGGTCGGCCCGTCGTACACGAACGAGAAGTTGAAGCCGGTCGCCATCGTGCCGGCATCTCGGCCATAGACACGAACCCGCAACCGGTCGCCACGCTTACAAGCTACACCAGCAGCGGGAGTCTCAGCGAAGTTGTTTACCGCCTGCCCAGAAGCCACCTCCGTGGTCCGGGCTGTCTGATCGATAAGAGTGACGGCGCCGGTCGCGCCATCAACTTTCTCGATGATCGCGTTGATTGCGACGTTGGCGCTCAGGCTCGACTCGAACGCCCTGAGGTTCCAGGTGATGGACCCGGCGATTGTTACGTCAGCTCCGAGAGGAAGTGAGTACCAAGCGTGAGGCAAGCTACCCGTGATCATCTCGAGGCCGTTCGTTGGCCCTGCCACGGTCACCGTGTTAGCAGTGGCCGCAGCTGCGCCTCGCGCGGTCGATAAAGCTCTGACGTCCCAGCCAACCGCCGTTCCATTCAGCTTCGCGTCGTTGTTACCGCTCGAGTAGTCGGATGTTAGTGCCCTGAAGTAGAGCGTTGTCGCCATAGCGCCCCCGCATCAACCGCCAGAGGTGAAGGTCAGTCGATAGGTGGTTTGAAGGGAGTCGCCATTCGCCCCAACCAGGTTAATGGCGGAGAAGAGGGAGCGATCCAGCATGACCCCCGCGCTCGTGGCCGAGAAAGCGGAATGCTCGGTAACGGCTGGGGTTCCCGAGTCAAGGGTGTTGGTCGCCACCGTCTCAAAGATGTTGGCCGCATTCTCTGCGGTTGTCCCTGTGGCCCGTGTCGAGTTCGGGTTGTACTCCGTTGTCAGCTCGGTGACCAGTGCGGACTGGGAAGCTGCCTCGGCGGTGACACCAGTTCCGAGCCCGTGGAACTTCATGTTCTCGAGCTCGGTCAGGTTCTGGAAGGCATCGACGATGTAGCCGACTCCCGTGTCGGTCACGACCTTCTTCGAGACGAGGCCGTGATCCTCGACCACGAGCTCGCGAGGATCGAGAAGGCCAAGCTGGATCAGGCCCAGGTTGCGAAAGACCTTGATGTGAAGCGAGCTCTCCATGACCACAGAGCGCTTGATCGCCTCGAGAAGATCCTGGGCCAGATTGTATGGAAGATGGCCCAGAGACATCTTGACCAGCTTGCCAAGATCGGTCTTGGGATTGTAGTCCATCCCCAGGTAGGAGAGTGGCTCACTCAGCTGAAGCGTCACCAGAAACCTCCACTCGCCCTTCCAGGATGATGCGCTTGACGTTGGCCGGGATGCCCTTCAGAGTCTGGCGAACCAGTAGCTCCTCGTCGGCCTCTCGCTCCAGCGTCTTGATGCCAACCTTCTGCTCGTTGAGATCGTCGCGATACTCAGCGAGCTCCTCGTCAGTCATCTTTGATAGCTTCTTCTCAGCCACCTAATCCTCCTTCTTATCGTCGTCATCATCTCGGCGCTGACGTGGCCTCACTATACCCACCACATCGATGCCGACCATCAGAGCTACGATGCCCAGCAGCAGGGCCAGCGCGGCGAATGCGCGTTCTGGCTCCCGTAGTGTCTCGCTGGGGAATACCATCAACAACACAATTCCTGTTGCCAAAATCCCCGCGATGGCTGCCCGGGCAGATTCCATCAGGTCACCCTAGATCCATCAAGGACTGATTGGAAGACGAACTGCTCCCACAGGGAGGCGATGTCAGACCAGCTCTTAGCATGGGCACCCAGCTTGATATCATCCCTGACGAATGGGCCAGGATCATTCTGAAGGAGAGTGATGACTGCATCTACGTATTGCTGGCGCACGTCCCGGTCACCAACGTTACCGTAGATGATAGTTGAAGGTCCATCGCCGATGGTTTCGGCCAAGGCTGCTAGGTTGTTAGTGACGGCGTGAAGCCCCGCCATCTGGGCCTCTACTGCGGAGATGCAGAAGGTTTCGTGGAAATAGGTCGGGTATAGCCAGATGCTAGCTCCCAGCAATTCTTTGGCAAGTGTCTGCTGAGTAACGCGGCCTCGGTTTGTGACGTTCCGTGTTGCCATTGAGAGCTCTGAGACTTTTCTCTTGAAGTCCTGGAGCTTCGGCGAGACACCGCTTGCCGCGTCGATATTGTTCCAGCCATAGAAGTAGTGGAGTTCAGCGTCAGGGACCGCTTCGACAACCTGCGGCCAAATATGCTCAAGAATGACATCCAGGCCGCGGTCAGGACTAGAAGTGTAAACCACACGGTGGAGGTTACGAGGGAGATCCGCAGTGAAGTTCTCAGGAGTGACGCCATTCCCGATGACAAGGAACTTTCCTTCAGGGATGAAAGGATATGTCGACATCATATGTTGCTTGTGCCATTTGCTCAGGACTACGATCTTGTCGAAGACCTCAGCACGCTCACGAGTCAGGCGAGTTCCAGCATCCGTATCATGCATCCACAGGATGGTTGTGCCAGACTCGAGTTCCATGTCAGCTAGCTCTGGGAACCGCCAGGCGATAGTGATATCGCTCTTGACCTCGGGAAGGTAAGCGGTCAGATCGCGGTACCGGACTCCATCGTAGTAGCCCGGCGAGTCGATATCGTTGAAGACCGTGACCTGATACTCACTCTTGCTGAACTCTGCTGCCAGCTTGATGAGGGCTGTCTCAGATCCGCCGATACCCTCGTTAACAAGCTTCTGAGGCCCCCACTTCTCAAGCGCCGGCGGGGCTACGAATGAGATGCGGGGGCCTCGAGCTCGAATTCCTGGAGTATAGTCAGCAAAGATCCAAGCACTGAGTCCCCACTCCTGACGATAGAGATTAGAGATCCTTCCCCGTGAGTTAAGCAGTTGCTCCATGTCAACTAGGTCGAAGATCCTAAGGTGTCCCTTAAGCTCTACCTTCTCCCAGTCCTCAATCTCGCCCCGCTCCCAAGCGAGATATGGAGTTGTGAGAACGACGTGGTCAGCGATCTTCTCTACCGTCTCGAGAAGCTCCGCTGGGTCCACCACGTGTTCGATGGTTTCAAATAGGATGGCCAGATCGTATTTGTAGAAGTCCGCGCACTCCGCCCACTCGGACACAGAAGAGATGGCTCCCTGTGTGAAGCCAGCTAGTTCCTTGAGTCCCCACTTCTCAGCCCGTTCGTTGGCGAGCTTGATACACCTGGGATCAAGGTCGAGTCCATCAACCTTGAAGCCAGCCTTCGCCAGCGGGAGGGAGATGAACCCATCCGAGCAGCCCAGATCTACCACGTTGTGGGCTCGAAGATCCTTAGCAACCTTGTGTGCGAAGGCGAGCCGTGGGTAGGCCATCCAGTTCTCTGAGAGGATCGTCTCGTCTGGCATCGGTGCCCAGCCAGGATTGTTCACGTAGTGATCCGCCATCAGCTGGGGATCTTCGACGTGAGCTGTCATCTGCTGGACCTTGCCCCAGAGCTCGCGCACGCGCTCGTGAGTCTCGATGCTCTTCGGACACTGAGAGAAGAGAGCCCGAACCTTAAGCCACTCGTCGTTCCGAGCTAGATGCTCCACGAGAGCTAGGAAGTTCTTAAGGACCGCCTCGGTCCGGAGAACCTCCTTGATCCCAGTGATCTGGCCCAGCAGGGACGGGGTTGGCTGGATAGAGTAAGCCTGCTCTAGGTTCCCAAGGGCTTCGTCATATCGCCCGAGATTAGCGAAAGCGATGGACGCCGCGAGCAACGGATTGAAATCGTAATCCCGCGGGTTAATGATGAGGGAGGTGCGTGGAACTGGTCGAGCAAATCCTGTAGCGGTCCACTCAACACAGGAGAGCCATTCTCCTCTTCGGAAGGCAACTTCGGCCAGTCCAAAGTAAGCATCAGGCCAATCTGGCTGGATGCGGATTGCTGCCATCTCCATGCCAACGGCACGGTCCAAATCTCCGGATCGCCGGTAGAGTTCAGCCATGAGATGTGTAGCTTGGTACCGCTCGGCTGACCACTCAGCCCGTCCGATGTATCGACGGAGATGGAGAAGTGCTTTCTCGTAGTTGCCATGGAGAGCCTCTTCGCTCCCTAAGTAGTGAAGGAGGCGCTGGGAAGGTTCGGGCTCGGACTCTTCGAGCTCTCGATAGAGGAGCTCCAGATTGCGAAGTCCCCGAACCTTGTGTTCCCCGTGGTGTCGGATCAGCACATCCTCTACCAAGAAGGGGTCGTGGGCCACGTCAGCCCGCAAGTACTCGTGGATCCGCCCTTCCCAGCGCCAGAGCAGGTCTGACCGCAGAACCCGCTCCCTTACAAGGAGAGAGGTTGTTCCACCCCCGCTCTCCCTGCTGTAGTCGTAGTACATATGAAATGCTCCGATCTTCGGATGCATCTCAATCTGCCTACGTAGATTTTCACCGCCAACTACCTCATCGTCCCCGTCGAGCCACATGAAGTAGTCGGGCTTGGCTGCGAGCTGGACATCCAAGACTCGGTTCCTTGCCTTGGCGAAGTCATCTTCCCAAGGGATAGTGAACGCGATGTCTGCGTACTTCTCAGCGATGACCTGAGTGTCGTCGGTTGACTCCCCAGCCAAACCGATAACAACTTGGTCAACGTAAGGGCGGATGCTCTGAAGACAAGCTTCAAGAGTCGCACCCTCATTCCGGACAATCATGCCCAATGAAATCTTCACGTGCCGCCGCTCCGATTATGACCTAGGACGAAGAACTAGAGGGATGGCCAGTAGGATGGCGATGATGACCAGCACGACTAGTTGCCAGTCTTGTACGCTCATTTCTTCTTGCCTCCTAGTTTATGTGGACACAGGGAGGTCGGGGGAGGAGCCGAACCAGTCCCCCCCGTGTCCACTGGGAAAGGCTCTACGGGACGATCGACCCGAAGACGAAGCGCCACTCCATCACCTTGAACGCGAAGTCATGACGGATCTTGTAGTAGATCTCGTCAAAGTCGAAGGAGTAGGGATCATCCCCACCCAGAACTCCACGAGAGTCCGGATCCTTCAGACCGAGGAATGGAGTTGAGTTGCCGTTCAGGGTGATGTGAGCCATGAAGGCTCCACGCCCCTTCAGGTCGGCCGACAGATACCAGTTGTTGGTATCCGTGAAGTACGGCTCGGTGATGACGTTGGTGATGCGACCCTTGACCAGGTTGGGAATGTAGAGGTTCCCAGCCGTGACCAGAGTGTCGTTGTTCAGCAGCGTCTGAGCGATGTACTTGTAGGCCGTGGGGATGATCAGCGTCCGACCCTCGGGACTGACGATCTTGTACCCCTCATCGTCAGTCTGAGCATCGAGCGCCATGTCCGCTGCGATCAGCGCGTTCATGCCAGCCTGATCTGCCGTCAGGGCCGTCGTCCCGATGTTGCCATGGGCAGCCGAGAAGAGGGCGTTCCCGTCGAACGTGTTCGGGTTGGCCTGGAAAACGTTGATCGCGGCTTCCTTCGAGATGGTGCGAGCCATCGCCTCTGCGAACAGAGTCGGAAGCTCGGCCATCTTGTTCAGCCGATCGGAGATGATGAGCTGACGAGTCAGTGAGAAGGCAGCGCCCCACTCACGGAGCTTGTACGTCGGCCCGGTGCCTTCGGCGATTGCCATTTCCTCGTAAGGACCGTTCAGCGGCTTCTCCGGGATGTCGCCGAAGCGCCCGAACCGACTGGACGTGTAGTCCTCGAAGTCATCGACCGAGAGATCTGACGTGTAGGCAGACCACTGGCCGGAGATCTCCGTGAACCGCTCGAGGAACGAATGCCGCAGGAACTTGCTGATGTACGTAGGGAAGTCCTGAGTGGACATCGCCTCTTCCGCACTCAGCAGACCATCAGAGGCCGCCTGGCGAGCTTGCATGTACGCTTCGAAGACGCGGAGCCGACGGCCGTTCGCCTCGAAGCCGAATGAACCCTGCTGGTAAGGCACGACCGTAGCCTCCTCTTAGCTCTGGTTGAGGGGGTTGGGATTGAAGAGCTGGGTCTTGCCGGTGGTTGCCGTGCTCGTGGCAATCAGCCGACCGAACCCGAACCAGCCAGTGGTAGCAACCCCGATCGTGGCCCCGGAGACACCGATGGGAAGGCTCGTGGCTTGCTCAGTGGCGGGAGCCGCAAGGATTGCTCCATTGCGGGTGACGCCTGGGATGCGCTTGAAGTTCCAGGCGCCATTCAGGATCAGAGTGAAGAGGTCGCCCGACTTCACGTTGTCCTGAACCGTCCCGTACCAACCCTTGCACCAGACTAGATCACCAGCCGTGTGATCAGTCGTGGCCCGCAGCGTCAGACGCTCGGCTGCGTGAACTCGATGCGTGCTCATTAGTCGTTACCCCCTTCCGTGGAAGTTGATCCCGCGGGGGCCTTGACGCCGAAGGCGCGCTCGAGAGCTGCATGAGTCGGGGCAGTCTCCCGAAGGGTCTTGAAGCTCTCAGACCCGGAAGTGGTCGAGCCAGCGCCGCGGATCTTGGGCTTGACCCCAGCATCCTCGAGCTCCTCGCGAGCCTCCTTGATGGCCGCGTCGATCGCGTCCTGATCATAGGTGGCGCTGCCATCGAACGCTGCGACCAGACGGTTCGTGGTCTTGACCGGTAGCTTCGCTGCGCTGATCCGCTCGGTGACGAGCCGACCGACGGTTGCGAGAGTCCGATGCTCTTGATCCCACTGCTCTCGCGCCTCATGGAGCTTCGAGGTCAGCAGGGCAGCAAGCTGGTCCGCGGTCACGCCCACAGGGGGAGTTGACGTGGTGTTGCTGTCCTTGCTCTCGAGAGCTCCAACGAGATCTGGACGGTGCTGGCGGATCATCTCCGCCGTGACCTCGCTCCACTCCACGTTGTCTTCTCCTTCGTGTGCTGCTAGGAACTCGTCGATCTTGCCCCCAGCCGCCGGGTTCACGACCCAGTCAACTGAGTTGTTAACGACCAGCTCTTCAACCGCGTAGTAGGGTTGCTCGCCCTGCGGCTTGACCAGATCCCCTTTGAAGAGAAGGTCAACCGAAGTGCCCATGTAATCCTTCGCCCGCTTGGCAAAGGCGTAGAAGTTCTCGTCGAAGAACTGGACGGTCCCGATGACCCGGCCATCCTCGCCGATGGTTGTGGACTCGACCCCGGAGACTAGATCCTTCATGCTCCGGCTCTTCTTCTTTGCGGGAAGGGCGCCGATGCGTTCTGCGTGATCTAGGAACATCCGGGTGCCATTCCAGAAGCCGGCCTCAGATGCCTTCTTCAAGGCACCAGCAGTCCAGTTCTTCCGGTTCTCTGACATCCCAGGACGGATGAGCGTGACCCTTGCCCTCAGGCTCTCGTCATCAAATTCCGCCTCCAGAGCTTGAAAGAGTGATCGAGCTCGCTGAGGGGTAGGCATGTTTACTCCTCGTCGTCCCCGTCATCATCGACGGGCTGGCGCGGAGGATTGGTGCTCTCTCCCTCGTTCATCTCGGATCCAGCCGTTGCTCGGGTCGGCTGAACCTTAGCGCCCTTCTTGCCGTTGCGGGGCTTCAGAGGGGCTGGCCCGGAGAGGTGGCGCAGCAGGTTGCCAGCCTTGTTGAGCTGGTACTTCCCGCCGTTCGCCGTGACAACGACGAGAGTCTTCTCGTTGATGCCGATGACCTGAGCCTCGCGGTAGCCCGTCACGCTGGTGAAGGCCGTGAGGATCTTCTTCTCGCGCTCGGTCTTGTCGCGGGTCGAGAAGGTCTGAGAGATCTCAGGGGGATCCTCGAGAAGCATGGCAGCTTGCTGCTGCCGCGTCGGATGGAGCGGGCCTTCAACGGGCGTTCCGCCAACGAACTCGCTGGTCATGTAGCTACTCCTTCTGCTTGGACGTTGACGGCTCAGCGGTTGACTCGGGCTTTCCCGGCTTCGTCTTCTCGGGAGTCTCAACATCGAAGGCCTCTCGAGCAGCGGTCCTAGCCTCAGCCAACATATCCCACATCGTAGGCACTAGTCCCATCGCCGCAAGTTCCTCGGTCGAGAGTTCGCTGTAGTTTCTCTCCATTATATTCGGTCCTCAGGATCAGGTGAAGGTCCTTTGATGTGCTCGATTTCCCCGGACACAGGGAGATGGTATAGACCACCATTCCTCGTGTAGAAGAGGCGCGTGTCCGCATTGAAAGCTAGCAGGTCATTGGAACTGTACCCTGTTAGCTCTAAGAACTTTAGACGTAGATCGTTAAGATCTGCTGGGAGAGTGATGTCTTGTACTGTACCTCCAAGCATGTCAGTTCCTCGAGTTGGCTAGGCGCCCACCGGTTGCTGGGATCCTAGGGGGCCGGTTCTTAAGAAGTCGCTGCTCGTCCGGATTGGGGTTCACCGGGGGTTTGGAACCGGGACCGGACACAGGAGGCTGGTTCGGATCACCCGGCTTCGGCGGGATAGGCTTGCCATCTGGGCCGACCTTGGGCGGTTGCGGCGGGATGGGGTTCCCATCGGGTCCGACCTGCCCCACGTTGTTGAGAAGGCTCTGCCGGAGGACTTCCTTCTCGGCCGCGATCCGGTCTTCCTCCAGCTTGATTTCGTCCATGATCCCGGCTAGATTAGGCACGTCCATCGTCTCCAAAGCCCCTCGGATTGCAGCCAACTTAACGGCCGCGTTGCCCGGAGCGATTTGACTGACGATCTGTGCCCAGCCAGAAGTGAACTTAACAACGTCCTGCGTGACAATCGGAGGCATATCCCAGGCGATGTTGAGCTGCTCGTCGTCCGCCGTATCCCCGATGGCGTTCTTAAGAACGAAGCGGCAGATCTCGTCGAGGTCCGTCTGAACCTCTTTCTGGTAATCCTCGTAGCTCTTGACCATGGGCAGTTCCATGGCTTGAGCTGTTGCCAGGTTCGCGTCGCCGCCCTCACCGAAGTAAGGTAGGTTGGTTGCGACACCCGCCCCGCCCGTCATGAGGATGAGCCTAGCATCCTCCTTAGCATCGACTGCGCCCGTATCAGCCCGAAGGCCGGTAATGTCAATGCCCTCGTTAATATCGTAGATTGCCCCTGCGATGGGGCGTGATAGCCTCTGAAGGGAGGTGGGTTCTCCGGCGGACTGTCCCATCGGAATGCCGCCGATCTTGCCGGAAACCTGTGCTACAGAGGAAGGTCCACCCTTCACCTTCCGAACGTAGGAGAAGGCGTTTGCTGCAGCGTTGATCGAACCCCGGTCCTCCATGAAGTTGCGGAAGACCCGGAACCATTCTCTGCTGGCAAAGAGCTCCGAGACTCCCCGCCTTCCGTTCTTCATCCACACAGGGTTGACCATGCGATGGCGAATGAAGTGGTCTGGCTCGATCATCGAGTCGGGGATGTTAAGCCCCTCAATCTCGGCCAGAGCATCATCCGTCATGCGGTAGTCGCGGTAGTATCGAACTTGGGGCTTGCCGTTCGGGTCGGCATCCCGCCACTCCCCGCGCCCGTCCTGCGCCTTCGCGTCGTAGATAAGCTTCTTCCAGACGCGCTTGTAAAACACAGGGACAAAGCGATTGTTCGGGTCGTAGATGATATCGTCAACCTCCTCCATCGGGATGGTTGACAGTTCAACGTAGGGGGCCGCAGGCCCAACCGCCATCAGCGTGAATACTTCCCCGTCAGTCAGAAGCTCGTCGAAGCGCTCCTTCATGGAGCTCCACGCACACAGGACAGACTGATTGACCGGGTGGTTCCAAAACTCCTGGATGATTTCCTTGGACTTATCATCCTTGACTAGGAACGTCACGCCCTTGCCGAAGGTGAACCGGATGGCAAGCTTGATGGCCTGCTTCGCGAGGGGGTTCTCCTGCCGCAGGATGCGAATCTTGCGGACGATCTCTCTCCGCTTCGCTTGCGGCAGAACCTGGTAGTCGTCCCGCCCTGGGATCGAGTTCAAGTTGAGGTAGTATACCTCATCAAGCCGGCGCTCTTGGAGCGCAAGCTCGCTCTGGGTCATCTCCAGCGCCTTGACCAGTTGGATATTCTGTTCCGCAAGGGCTTCCAGTTTCTTGCCCACAGGGGAACTCCAGTTCGTTAGGAGAGCGTGTAGGATGCTCGCTCATCCATTGTGTAGAAGTCTTCGATCTCCATGCCCTCTCGGGCGTAACCATCCTCGATGCGCATCTCGCCCATCAACTCGGCCATCGTGGCGGGATCAATCCCCTCCATCTCAACGTGAGGTTGGACCTCGTTGAACATCTCAGGCCAGGTGTTGTAGTACCCGTACCGCAGAGCATCAAGTGCGTGATTGTCCGCGTCCACTGGGATCTCGGTTTTGTTCGTCTCGATGCGCTTGCGGCTGTCATCAGGGTAGTGATAAGTGCCGTGTTCTTTGATAAGATTCTTGCACACAGGGGAGATGAATATGCGTGGGATGATCAGCCCGGGGTCGTCGATGCCCCTCGTCTGTGGCATGATCGATCGGACGGGGTCGCGTAGGAACTTGTGATGGACCCTGATCCCGTCAGCAATCTTGGGCTTCTCCCCGCCCGCTCGCCACCCGTTCAGTCGCCAGGTTGCTGTCGCCTCCTGGGCTGCTCGGTCGACGATGACCTCAATCTCATCCTTGGGCATGTTCGTGTGCGGATCCAGGAGGAAGGGCCACCGCTCCCGAGCTTCCTTGACGATCTGCTCAGTGACGCGGCCCGTCTTGTAGATCTCATCTACGATGTAGACATGCTCGTCAGGTGTGATTTGAACGAGAAGGCAAGCGTAGGGGGCCGTGGTCCCGGGATCGACCCACAGGGAGGTTCGTAGGTGCTCCTGATATTGGAGCGGTTTGACGTGGATTTCGTCACTAAACTCGGGGTAAACCAACCCGGCGTAAGCGATAAACTCCGCTTCCCATTCCTGTGCGAACGCCTCTGGGCTGGAGTTTCTCTTCGCGTCCAGGATCTCAGAGGCTGGCAGGATCGGGTTCCTCCTGCTGGGGATCTTCCAGGAGGCCCAATCCTCCTGCCCGGGATCCTGTCCCCGCTGGTAAAAGTCGTAGAAGTAGTTAAACCCTCGGGGGGTTGATGTGAAGAGGGCCTTGCCCTGCCGATCCGCCAGTGCTGGGCGGAGGTACTGGTCCCATGTGCGGAGCTTGAGGCGTGCTGCCTCTGCCACCACGATGAGATCGAGGCCCTCCCCAATGAGCTGGTCCGGGTTCTCCTCAGACCGGCACTCGATGTGGGTGCCATTCTCGAACTGGATGAAAAGCTCCCTCTCCGACTTGCGTCGTACGGGGATAGCTTTCTTTGTGATGGTGTGTTTCCAGACTTCCCGGAATTCTTTTTCCGCAAGATCCATCGTCGGGCCGACAACCCAGACGTAAGAGTCCGGGATCATGCACTGTGCAGTGGCTTCCCGCCCTCCGAGGACTGACTTCCCGATCCGCCGACCCCCGTCAACTACCCTAAACCGGGCTGTCGACTTGTGAACTTCCCTCTGATAGTCGAAGGTCGCCAGGTTCAAACTCTGGAAAATCTGGGCCTTGACCGCTGTTGACAACAACTGTGATCTGCTGGAGGAAGCTGTCATACTTCTCTTGGCCCTCCCCTGTGTTGACCACAGGAGTTCTGCCGCCCTGTGAAGTGCCAACTACACGGTCAAAGATGCGAACCAGGTCCATGACCTCTAGGTTCTTGATGTTGTTGTCTGCAACCAGCTCCGAGAACCGGTTCAAAATGGCCCCGTGGACCTGATTGGTCAGCTTCTCTCGAAGCTCTAGGACTCGGGATCGGAAGTCGGAGTCGGTCATGTACTTCCGAATCTGCCGGTCACTGACCCCCGCCTTCGCCCCAGCCATTTCGTAAGTTCCGCCACAGGCAATGATCGTTGCTGCGATCTCCTGATGCGCGCGAAGGGATGCGTACTTGACGCGCTTCCGCGTGGCGTAATCGCTCCGGATCTGGTCGAAGTCTAGATCACCGTCGTCTGGTGCGATGATGTCCAGGTTGTCGTCCACCACCTGCAGCTTGCGCTGGATCTGAGGGGTGACGTTCTTGATCTCTCTGGGGTGATGTGGAATCTCGCGCTGCTTCTTGTGCAGAACGTCCATCGTACTTCCTTATCAGAGTGGTTGCAGCGTCGATCGCCTTCGCCAACCGCTCGTTCACATTAAACACAGAGAGGTTGAGTTGCTGAGCTACCCTCTCTGGGCTGTTGTTCATGGCCAAACTGAGCGGAATGGCGAGTGGGGGCTGCCTTCCCATCAGTTCCCAGAGCGCAGAAGCGAATGGGAAGAGGCTGGGAGAGGGTCTTGTGCCCATCTTATTGCGTGCGCGAGAGAAAGCTGAGAGGCTTTGACCCTGCAACGGGGCGATGATACCCTCTATAACTCGGACGTGGGATTCAAGTTTAGAGGCTTGTTGGGGGTTCCCGTTGTCAGCTAAGGTCCGTTTTGTGTGGTGTAACTTCCTCGGCAGCTCTCCAATGTAGCCTTCTCGGAGGAAACACAGGCCACAAAATGTGTCTTCCCAGCTGATGTAGAAGCCTTCTGGGTGCTTACATCCTCCCCTTCCCACTGGAGTTCGAAGCGGAAGAGAATGAACTCGGTGAAAGTCCGCTTCTTCCTGAAACCCAGGTGTGTGGGAGGATGGTGTAACCACTCAGTTTTCTCCTTGAGCTTCTGCCTCAAGCTTGGACCCGAAACTAGGGCGTTTCGCCAATAGCTTAGCTGTGAGCTTTGCCTGGCCAACCTCTCAGTTCTAGACACAAGAACTGAGAAGTTAGTTGCATGAGCTTCAGGTCCAAGCTTGAGGGAGAAGCTTGTTCCACATCTTCCTCATCCCACAGGGGTGAGTGGATGTGGTTCGGATGACTCCAGCTTGGAGAAGTTGTCAGTCAGATGACTGGGAAGCTTGTCCGATGAGCTTCCTGTGGATTTGAAGTCAATAACTTCATGTCCGTACACATAGTACCACATGAAGATCGAAGAGTCAAGGAGGCAAGTTTAAAATAATTGAAACCTCAGCTACTCACTTCGAACATTTTAGATGTGAGAGGCTGTCGAATGAAAGATGGTAAACTAAATTGATCGAAGGAGTGAGCTTCGAGTCAAGCTTATTATCAAGCTCACTGCCAAGCTCAAAGTCAAGCTTCTCACCAAGCTCAAAGTCAAGCTTGTGGTCAAATCTCCCATAAAATCTTCAGAATAAGCTTCAAGTAGCCTAGTAGTAGTGAGTAAAATGAGCTCTAAATGAAGCTTTTTGGTCAGTTTTTATGTCAGTTTTTACTCAGTTTTGAGGCCAAAGCTCACTCCAAAAGCTCAAAATACAAGCTCGAATTTTAAACTTCAGCTTCTCTTAGACACTTTAGATGTGGGAAAATGTTGATCGAAGGCTCTAGTTTTGGCTTCAATCTCTTCCTAAAATCACATCAAATCATCTCAAATTAGATGTCAAATCTCCCCTATTCTAAGGCCAAAACTAAAATACGGACATGAATATTCGCCAGACAGACACCGTGAAGTCACTGATGTGCCTTCTAGGTCCTCTCAGGCCATCTCTGGCATGGCGTCAAGGGTCACACAGGGCGTGAGGATGGGCCTAGGGTAAGCTTCATCCAAAATTGGCTTACATCTTTCGTGATGGCAACATAGGCTTGCCCCCGCCGACCGCGCGGGGAATCACTACGGGCCGGAATATGCTCCCGGCCCGTAGCGAAAAACCTGGCGGCTACGTCAACGGCGCGCGAGCCGCCGCAGACAATCGGCGCAGAGCGCGAGCCGCCAATCAATGGCGGGACCGCGACCGCATCGGGCGCAGGTCACGATGCGTCAACCGGCTTGACGGTTGCCACGATGGCGGGTGCCTTGACGCGCGCGACCGGAGCGGTCGCCGCGCGCGGCTTGCGGGGTGCCTTGACGGGAGCGGGCGGCACGATGGTTGCGGCACCATGCCCAGCGAACGGAGCCGGGAGCGGGACCGACAGCGTGTCATCCATGTTGACTAGGCCGTACTTGCGCGCAACGAACGTCAACAGGTCGGCGGCTTCGTCGATTGTGTAGGAATGGTCCCGGTTGCTCCCGTCGGGCGGCTCTGCCGCCACGCGCGGGATGGGGGAGCCGACGGGTGCCCGGACAATGTTCCGGAGCGCAATCGGCTTCACGTAGCCGCCCTTGACGGCGACCCCGTGGATGGTCAGCCATTCCGTCACGAACGGCGCGAGCGCTTCCGCGCTGTAGGCGGTCCCGGGACGGGCCGTCATCGTGCGAACCATGGTCGGCGCGGCGACCGGAGCGGGAGCGGACTTTCGGGGCATCGTGCCCTCCGTACTAGCGTCCGTTCGGAGCAGAGCCGAACGGACCGCAAGCCTACCACGGCCCGCCGACCGCCGTCAACGTCGCCGATTCCGCCGACCGGAGCGATCCGCCGACGGCCCGACGGGAGCGATCCGAACGGCCCGCCATCGGCGGGAGCCGTCCGCCAGGATTCCGTCATATTCCCCGATTCCGCCGTAATCGCATCCGTCATATTCCCCGCCAGCTACGATAATCGCATCCGTCATCATGCGCCAACAATCGCCGCCGACCGCCGATGATATCGCCTATCAATCCCGCCAGGGCGACGATAATATCCGCCGACCGCCGTCAACCATTCCGATGATATCGCCTATCAATCCCGCCAGGGCGCGTATATTCCGCCGACGGTCGCCGACCATTCCGTGCTATTCCGCCGACCGCCGACCATTCCGTCATATTCGCCGCCGGCCCGCCAGCTATTCCGTGCTATTCGCCGCCCATTCTGTCATTTTGAAGTTTTATTCCCCGCATGCACGTATATTTATAAGATGTCTGGGAAGCTGCCGAAGTTGTTCTTAAGGCTGCTTATAGCAGAAGTTTTTGAAGTTGTCGAAAAAACTTTTTCTTTCAAACTACAACTACATCTCACATCTAAAGTATTTGTGGTGAAAGATGTTTCGAAGTTTTAGTTGTAGTCGATAATAACATTGAACTACGACTTCCACTAATACCTCAGGCCATGAGGGTGGATGTCCTTTTGGGAAACTAGCCTAAGACGTAAAAGTGACACAGGGAGGCCAGAACTCAGAAGCTCGTGAACGAGTTTTCCCTGTAGCGGTGTGTGTTGCAGTTGCACCATAGTGCTAGGAGGAGATCTGAGTGGCAGTGAGTGGATGTAAAAAGATTAATCTACACAAAAAAAGGGCCAGACAAATCATCTCGATCTGCCTGACCCTATGCACTAGAAGCGGAGGATTACTCTCTACGGAGAAGCTCGAGGCCCGTTCCCGTTATCAGTATTACCCCCGTCAAGATGTTTCAAGAGGGAAGCCATAGGGGAGGATGCTGTCCTAACCCCTATGGCCGGAGTTATGTAGAAGTTGCCCTACTATGTAGAGCTTTTAGGAATGGGGCCAAAAACAACCCCCCCCTCATCTACTCCTCGTCATCCTCCTCGAGATCCTCGAGCTCGTCATCATCCTCTGAGTCCTCATCCTCTGAGTCCTCATCTTCCTCGATGACTTCCTCGGTGACTTCCTCAGCCTCCTCGGTGTCATCATCATCCTCAGCCTCTTCCTCGTCGTCCGCGTCCGAAGCTGTGATGTCCTCGAGGATCTCCTCGTTCTCGTCAAGATCGCCGAGCTCGTCGGGGGCCTCATCAACTTGAGCTTCCGACTTCGCCTTGCGCCCCCGCTTGCGCGTTCCCTCAGTTGTTCCGGATTTCATCAGTTCCGCGATGCGGGGAAGATCGGCCTCGCTGAGGCTGTAGCGCGAGTATTCCTTGTCGTTGTACCCACCATCGTCCGTGCGAAGAACTCGGCGGAGAGCAGTTGGCGTAACGTCCCTGCCAAGCAGTTCGGAGATTTTCTCCGCGAACTGGGCAGTATTCATGCCAACGGGCTGCTCCTTCTTCTTCTTTGCCGGAGTAGCAGTCTTGGAAGTTGGCTTGGCCTTGACCTTGGCCTTGGCAGTTGTTGCCTTGACCGGAGGCTGCTCGACAATCGGCTCAGGCGCCGGAGCAGAAGCCTTGACCTTCTTCTTGACGATGGGAGTTGTTGCCGCCACGTCTGCCATTTGAAGTAGTCTCTCCTTTGCCGTGCTGTCGGTCCAGACACTCTGAACCTGTATGCACATTATATTATATGCGGTTGGTACTGTCAAGGTTAAGTTTTAATAAGCACCCCCAGATGCACTAGTAGTTCTCGTCGCCGCACGCGCATGGTGCGAAGTGGCAAGATGCGCATTGACGTATGGGATTTGGTCCAACAAGTTTCTCGGCGAAGGATTGCGCCCCCTCGAGAAAGTCGAAGTATCTTGTGAGGAACGGTTTACGTTTGCCGTCGATGCCCTGAACACGCCAGCGTGCGAAGTCGCCGTCGTCCAGTTGATCGATGACAATGGTCCGGTCCACCATGATGTGGATTTCGGATACCCTGGTGAAGTTAGCCCTTGGCATTGATGACCTTCTGCAGTTTCATCGAGAGGTTGATATCCCCCAACCCGAAGTCGCTGGCGAACGTTGGGGGATTGCTTGAGAAGCGGGCTTTCCAAAGATATGCGAACGTGTCCCAGAATGGGTCGACGAACGGATGTCCCATGATGCCCAATGCTTCGATGATTTCCCAGGTAGTTACGACCATCAGTTCGAGTCGATTGCGGTTGACCATCGTCCTGAGCGCCAGCAAGAGGTTGTTCATACGCTCGCTGATGTCGAGGATGCCCTTGGCCTGAACGATCCAGATGTCCTGACCCCTAGATGCGAAGCCGAGGTCCATCCATTTGAACCCGTAGTATTCCGCCTTTGCCTCGTACAGTTTGTCTACCATGTCCTTGCCGATGTCGATCCAGAGGTATTGCCCCTCGAGGATGCCGTCCCACACCTGACGGGCCTGAAGTGCGTTGATGGCCTCTGGGTAGTCCCACAGCCATACGCAGTTGAAGCCCAACGTGATGTTGCCCCCCGGCGAGATGTAGACCTTGCGACCGGGAACCATGATGTTAGTCACGAACCATACCCCATAGGAAAGCTGAAGGCGACGCGGCTGATCATGGCCTCAGCGACCAGTCGATCCTGGTTGGTGAAGCCCTCCCTTTCGAGAACGTCCCAATCGAAGCCCTTGAGTTGATAGTCGTGGAAGTCTACCACGTTGTCCTTGGTGATGCCCCTCGAGAACTCGTCCTTGAAGAAGGCGAAGATACTGACGTAGAGGATCGTATTGAGCCAGTTGTTCCAGTCGCGCCGTTGTCGCTGGTCCTCGGTCAGTTTGTCGTTGTTCCGCCAGTCCTCCGCGCTGATGTCCCCCTGCCACAGTTCAGGAAAGACGTATTCCTTTCGCTTTTCCAGATCCATGCAGTTGTCCGGGGGCACCCAGCCCTGAAACAGTTGCTCGTTGGGAACGATGCGTCGCGTCATGTCAGATGACTCCTAGTATTCGCTGTCGAAGTATGGGTCCACGAAGCGGTCTTCGTAGGCTGATTCGAGGTCCCCGTCCTCGTTGAGGAAGCGGTTCACGCTGTCCCCGGTGAAGGCCATGTCAGGATGTCGCTCCATGACCTCGTTGAGGATTTTCTTCCTGTCCTCGTAATCTTGGTCGTAAACCTCCTCCTCATCCTCCTCTGCATCCTCAGCCTCCCTCATGGTCTGGTCATGGTCAACTTCCTCCGCTTCTTGACTCTCGCGCTCGCCCTGTTGCTGGATGTACCAAGTCGGCTCACTCATCGGTTGTACCCTCGTGATAGAAGACGAAGCCCTGATGCCAGAGGTTGCTCACGATACCGTAGAGGAAGTCATCCCCCAGACTGTCCAAGCTCGGGAACTCTGTAAGTCGTTCCATCATGCTATCGCGTTCGCTGCCAGCGTTGAAGAGGCAGACAT